TAATTTCACTATAAAATCTTTCAATTAATTTGCTGTACATATCATCTTTTGTTTTTTGAGATACAAATAACTTAACAAAACAGTTATCATAATTATCAAGTTTATGGTGTGTATAATCATATTTTGCATCATCATATATAAACTTTTTAAATATTACATTTGGATTTTCTATTCTTTCTATTTCTCTAGTATTTGTATCAAATATATGAAAACCTTTTGGACAGTTATGATCTGACCACATAATTTGATATTGAGTTCCTAGATAATAGATATGACCATCATCAGATTTTTTATGAAAATGGCCTGATAATACTTTTTCAAATCTTCTAAATTGATTTCTTTCTAAACCGTGTTCATTCATATGGCCACCGTGCATTTCAAATCCTTTTATTTCTAAATGACCAAAACATATATCGGCATTTGAGTGATCTATGGCGTGTATTGATTCTTCGTAGTTGTCATCACATATCCAAGGAAGAAATTGTATCTTTGTACCATCAAACTCTACTTCACGTGGTCTTGTATAAATTGAAGCTTGTGATGATATGTTTAAGTTCTCCATAGCATTAACTTCATTTGTATTTTTATAATAAGTGTCGTGGTTACCTATAATTATATGTGTATCAATATTTAAATCGTCTAATCTATCCCAAAACTTAACTCTAAAATTATGAGCTGTATTGTGATTGATAAACTTTCTTCTATCAACAACATCACCTAAATGAACAAGTGTTTTAATATTATTTTTTATAAGATATGGAAAAAACACCTCGTCATAGAATTTGTTTTGATATTCTATAAATGCTGGTGAGTCGTTTCTACACCCAAAATGTGTATCATTTAATAATGCAATTTTCATAATGATTTATAATATTGATTTGTTTTTGTACAACTAGGTAAATACTTATCTACTTGATAACATACTTGTTTATACATTTCTTTTGTCATATTGTAAATACCATAATCTTCTAATTCTTGTTTTGCAATTTTAGGACTTAATAATTTCATACCAATAGCAACTTGATACCAAATAGTATTACCAATATGATAGAAATTATTACCTTTATCATTGATATAATCAACTTCACGTGGCATTCTATGTTTCCATATTTCTAAAAGGTTTTTTAATCTAGGACTAAAACGTTCTTTCTTTGTAGATTCAATCCAAAACTTTGTATCTTTTCTAGGAGTAATATAATGATATACAATAAAATCTCTTATGTTATCCCACATTTGAGTCATTTCAGAATTGTATTGTTCTTGTAATAGATTACATTTAAAAGGCATATCTTTCTTAAAATAGTTTTCTATAAAGTGTGTAACTTGCATTATGGTTGCGTGTATAGAAGTGGCCTCTAATGGTTCAATAAAGGCACTTGATAAACCTGTTGACAATACATTTTTACACCAAAATTTTTCTAATCGGCCTGTTTTAAATTTAATTTCTCTTTGTACTTTTATTTTTCTGTTTTTCATTACTTTAGATATTTCATTATAGGCCTTATCAAAGTCTGTAAACTGACTACTAAAAACATAACCACAACCCATTCGTGTTTGTGTAGGTATTTCCCAACACCAACCATACTTTTGAGCCCAAGCGTGAGTGTACGTTCTTATTTCTTCATCTTCTTCTAATTCATAATTAAAATTTAAAGCACTATCTACTAATAAATTATCTGAATACGATATCCATTTGTTGTCTTCTACTTTATCTATTAACACTCTAGCAAAACCAGTACAATCAATAAACAAATCACCCTTAATTGTTTTGCCTGTTTTTGTTTTTAAACTTGTAACAAAACCATTTTCATCTTGTTTAAAATCTATAACTTGGTCATCAATATATTTTACTTTAGAAACAGCGATGGCCTTTTCTTTTAAATATTGACCTACTTTATAAGTATCTAAATGATAAGCTAATGGAAAATGTTCTACTTGATTATATACATTTTGATTATTAACAAAGTGTAATTTATTTTCTGCCATTAAACGAGATTGAAACGTTTGACTATAATCTTTTCTATCTGCTATATGATAAATTCTATAATTATCATAGTCTTCGTGTGGAAATTTAAAGTTATTTGAATAGTTATCACCAATAGGAGAATAAAAAGATTTACCTACTGTATGCCAATCACTATGTTTAATACCTAGTTTAAAAGTGGATTCAGTTTGTTTTAAAAAATCTTTTTCATTTACACCTGTTAGATTAGGTTCTAAATTAATTAGATCATTAAAACGGCCTGTTGTACTTTCACCTACACCTATGATAGGTATTTCTTTTGTGGCAACAACCGTTATCTTTGTGCTAGGATGAGTCTTGTTAATAAAGTGGTGAGCCGTAGCCCAACCAGCAGTTCCACCACCAACAATAACAATGTTTTGTACTTTCATAATTAAGCAAAGAATTTAGTTGATTTAACTTTTTTTTTCTTTTTAGTTTTTGGTTTATCTTTTTTAGTTGGTTCTTCAATTCTCATATTCTTTTGTAAAAATTCTTTAAACTGATTTTTAAATTCACCATCATCACCTGGTTGTAAAGCCACATCATCATAATTATTATCCATAATTAATTTTTGTTTTATTGTTACCTGTTTCTTTTCTTTTTGTATTCTTCTAATAAAAGCAAAGTAAATGATTTGAGTAAAATAAGCAAATGGATTATTTGATTTAGCTGGATTAAAATTATCCAAATATTGTAAACAATTTTCTATACCATCAGAAATCATATCATCTCTAAATGTGTAGTTAATGAAGTTTGGTCTATATGATAAGTGATTTGCTATTTTTAAAAAACAACTACCAATGTAATCTGTTACAAGTGGTTTTTCTTTTTTTTCTTTTATAGCTTTATTAACCGCTTTCTTGTAGGCTTTCATAGCCTCTAAAAATTCAGCATTATTAACGTAATGTTCGCTTTTCTTTTTTGTTCTAGTCATAATATATAATATACTACATCTTGTTTAAAAAGTCAATGTTTTAACAAATCAATCTTTAATTAATTCTACTTCAACAGCTTCTGCTTTACCATACTCATCATAGTTTTTATTATAATGATTCCATATTTTTTTTTCTAATTGTTTAATAGTTCCTTTAAAAGGATATACGTATTGACAATATTTTTTAGGGTTATCACTATTATAAGTAGCTTTTATTATCCATTCACTTTTTTTCATATCAGCATTGACATTTGACGAAATCTGTATATAATGGAGCGTGTAGCGAGGTAAGTTGAGGATACTCCAGGTTAATGGAGTGTTCCGTTGCCCTCATCATCTATATCATTAAATTCATCAAATATTTCATTTACTTTATCATTATCTTCTTTATTAAACATAGTTCTTTTATAATCATTATCTTTTCTTGGAGCTTCAAGTTTTTGATAATCATTTGACATATGGTCAAAACTCTTGGCCATTTCACTTGTGGCATTTGTAATAGTTAATATCTTTTTAATTGGAATAGTTATAATTTCATCATTCGTATAGGCCGCCCATTTAATAAGAGCCACATAATCTTTAAAACCTTGTGGTGTTAATTGAGGTACATACTTAATTAATAATGGTTTTACTAATCTAATAAGGCCTGTCTTTTCATCTAATTGATCTTTAGGAAAAGCACAAACAATATCGTCACCATTATCAAGTTTAATAACTTTTACTGCTACTGTTGGTTGATGCATCTTACTTTAACTCCACGTTATGGATTTCATAATTAAAATCTTCTTCATTGTAAATATTTATCCTTTCTCTAAAATGAGCTAAAGTGTAATTCTCTTTTTCGTTGTAAGTTAAATCATCAGCAATATCATATAAAGTAGCAGATGAATTATTATCCTTTAACCTAAGGCCACGACCAATAGATTGTAAATTTCTAATACGAGATTTGCTAGGGGAACTGAAAACAATGTTGTGAAGATTCCTAATATTAACCCCAGTGGAAAAGACACCATAGCTAGCAATAATGATAGCGTTATCGGACTTTTCCGTAATAGCTCTAATATCTTCTCTAATATCAGCATCTA